TTCTGTTGCCAAGATTCTTTGTATCCTTTATCATAGTATACAGGATTTCTCCGTGTTTTTCAACCATTTGATACAAGATTAAAGTATTATTACCTAAGCTAACCGCCAGATTCTTAATGAATTTATTTCTTTCTTTGTGTGAAATGAGATACTGTATTTCATCTTGATAAGACATGTCTTTCATTCTCTGGCATATTTCATCCACATGTTTTAACACTAGACATTTGATTTCAAAATCTGATACAATACCTTTTTTAATTAATTCATCTGTGGAGATTACTTTCTTGACTGGACCAAAAAGACCTTCTAAAACCAGTTTGTGTGTTTTGGTACCGTCTAATGTACCTGTAAGACCGAATCTATATTTGGCATTGGTACAATTGGTAAGAATTGTTGTAAGTGATTGTGCTTTGAAATTGTGTGCTTCGTCACCAATGATATAATCAAACTGTTCAAAATATTCTTTTGGCATTTTGTATAGAGATTGCCAAGTAGATATAGTGAGTGGTTTATCTGTAACCTTATCTTTGCCTTGATAGATACGGTGTATATGTTCTTCCATACTGCCGTTGTTGTAATCACCAAAGTCGGAAAATAACTGTTCAACCAAAGATGTGGTTGGAACAATAATAAGACCTTTAAGGTTTTGATATTGCCAGAGTTGTCTAAACAACAAATAGATAATGAGAGATTTACCTGAAGCGGTAGGAGAAATAATTAATGCTCTTCGTTTTTGCATGGCATGAATGTATGCCATTAACTGATGTTCTTCTATTTGAATTGGTTCACCACGAGCATGGAGATTTAAACTGTCGATAAATTTTTTGGCATGATATACTGAGTATTCATCTTCAACATCCAAATCATCTTGATATTCAAATGTGTAATCTCTTGATTCGGCAAACTGTTCAATATATGGCATTAAGCCACGGTATAACTGAGATGTTTGTAGATTATATAATCTTATCTTGCCATCCCAAATTCTGTTACGATAGGCAGGAACAAACTGATAACCAGGAACAAAGAATGTGAAATACTCCGATAGTTCTTTTGCTACCGATTTTTCACAAGTAATTTTTACATATACTTCATCTTTTTTTGATATTAAAATATCATAGGTCATCTTTTAAATCTTTTTGTGAATGAATATAATCACGAATTTTGGAGAAACCACAATGACCCATTTGAGTGTGTTTAGCCCAACCGTTTATCTTATTTGATTTACACATAAGACAACCAGACCGAGAGTTTTTTGGTTTCTTCCGTTTATGATGCATTATTGTCCGCCTACAAATTTTTCCCAAGAAATATAATCTCTTAACTGCCAAGTTCTTTGTTTCAGTTCATTCATGATAGATTCGATTACCGATACCACTTCTTCATGATAAACTTTCTTCTCCAATAACTTAATTAGGTCAGAATCGGATTCAAGATATGTTGCAATATCCGACTTTAAAGTAAACTGAAATGGTTCCCAACCATATTGTTCCAAATCTTCTTGTGACATTTTACCTGTATAATATTCCCATTTAACCTTCTTCATACGATTGTAATCAAAGAAGGCCTTTTTGGAGGCAATTTTATGTTTGGTGAGAATGTTGAGATATTTGCTATGTAGAATTGGAATACGAATTAATTCTTTACCAGGTTCCGTCTGGTCTATTTCAGCGTCTTTTTTCCAATAATCTAATACTTGTTCTAAATTTTCCATAATGTTTTCAAAAGGTTACATAGTAATCAACATATTTTAACACACAATATGTTATAAGTCAATATTAAACTGGTAAAAATTCAAACTGTTCGTATACAAAAGTTACATCGGAGGTGATGATATCGTCAGCTGACATCTTGGTATCAAACTGAATATCCGATAAAGACACCGGAAACATATTGGTAAATTGAACTCTTACCACAGGGTTGTTTAGGTTATTCAAAATGGTTAATACACCATCTGAATACCATGGCTTAACCACAGGCTTCCCTGCGTTCTGTATTGCTGACAACCTGTTTCGTTCTTCCATACCACTTGGCGCAGCGATGGAACGAAACCAATTGTGTATGTCTTTCCATGAATCCATGTTCTCATTTACAGTAAAAGACATAGTTAAATTATTGTATGTTATTTTATTACCAGGTGCATACACATCCAACGCCGGATAATTGATTGGGGCTTGTCCTATACTAATTCCGGGCAGGTTTACAGACTGACAGAAATAAGTTGTATTTGGTATCCTATCAAAGGTAACCAAGAACTTAGTTGGTTGTAAGTAGTTTGTATTCTGAGGTGTTCTATTAAGTACATTCATGTTATTATTTAGGTCGTAAAAAAAAGACCACCCGAAGGTGGTCTTTCAAATATCACTCTTAATGTGGTGACTTTTTGATTACATCAAGTTTGCTACTTTGAAAATACGGTAGTAAACGTTGCTACGTGGAGTGATCTGGCTAGTACCAGCACCGTTTGCCAAAGCACCTTTAGCAAATGGGTTTGGAACCATACCGTAACGAGTTTTGAAACCAATCTTAGGTTGGAATGTAAACTGGTCAACTGCACGAACCATTTGTAACGGAACGTATGGGCAATAGAACAAACCAGCATCGTATGGTGATGTACCTTTGTATCCAATTGTTACCAATTCTTGGTTAGATGAATATCCACCGAAGTATGGGTCAATGTATACTTTGATACGGCCATGGAGCATACCAGCAAATGTATTACCAGTATCATCTACTTGCAAATCGCTTTGGAGAGCAGGAGTATATTGCAATACACCAGCCATTGCCATAGCAGAAGCAACGTCAGAAGATACGATCAATACGTTACCTTTTCCTCTACGAGTTTGTTTTGCAATTACGTTAGCATCACGCTCGATTTGGAAAATCAAACCTTTGAAACGCTCAACAGACCAACGGCCGTTAGAGTCAGTATCCAAGTCAAATGTACCAGCGTTTGTTGTGCCATATTGAGCACCAGCAACAGCGGACAAATAGATTGTACGGATAACTTCACGGTTGATTTCAGCGAGGATCTCTGTAGACAGAATGTTAGACAATTCTGTTTCAGCGTCAAGACCATGAATTGCCTTCAAGTCTTGTGCCAACTCTAATGAGTACTCAGCCTTCAAAGCACGGCTTTGTGCAGTAACAGTAACCTTCTCGATAGAGAATGCCATTTGTTGGAAAGCACCACCAGTGTCAGATCCTAAGAATTCAGCATCAGATGTTGGCATGCCAATACCTGTTGTGAAAGCGTTAGCTGTCAAACTTGCTACTGGGTTTGTAGAGATATCGTTATCTGGAGTTGTTGTGCCACGGAAACCGTATGGGTTAGCAACAGATGAATGACCAGAGAATACTGTGTTAGCCTCATTGAAGAATGCCTCAGTACCGGCCATATTGTCGTAACGAGCACGCATTGCAAAAATCAAGCCTGTAGGACCTGTCATTGGTTGAACACCAGCAACATCGTAAGCGATAAGGTTAGGCAATGAACGGCGAACCAAAGAAATCAAGATTGGGTCAAAATTCGATACACCAGAACCAGTTGCATTAGTAGGACCATTAACATCAGCTTCGTTCAAAGCTACACGGTCTTGCTTCATTGCTTGTTCTTGGTTTTCCAAAACAAGAGCAGTTACAGCCTTCTTGTATGGGTCTTTAATAGCTTCGAGTTCTGGATGTTCCAAAACAGGTGACCATTTTTTTTGTAGTTCTTCTGTTAGATACATTTATTTCTCCTTGTGAGTATCTTGTTATTATTTTTTCGATTGTGAGATCGTTTTAACGATTTGTTGCATAAAAGGATCAGCAGAAACGGTAGGTTTCTTTTCTTCATCTTCAATTACAACTTCTTCGTTAAGAGCAGAAGCATCAGCAGAAACTACTTGTGCTTTGAAATATGATTCTTTCAAAGTTTCTAGTTTACCATTGAATTCTTCCTCAGTAGTGAATTCAACACCCTCTGCGAGTGACTTCATCTTTTCTACTTGAGTCTGCGTCAGGCCTTCACAAGCTGCGTAAATAGCCTCAATTTTTTTAGATTCGTTGAGTTCTTTTTTCATCTCAACAGCGGTCAAAATTTGTTCGTTCAAAGAATTTTCTAATTCTTCTACTTTAGCAGTCAATTCTTCTACTACATCTACCTTCTCAGCGGGGATATCGATGTAATGGGACTCGAACAAACCTTTCAAACCAGTGATAAAGTCTTCCACGATTTCAGCACGGAGACCTTTTTCGATTGCAATCTTGTTCTCATTGATCCACTCTTCAACCATGTAGTTAAGGTAGTCATCAACTTTAGCTGCCAAATCTTCTTTAACTTCTTCGATAGCAACTTCAAATTGCTCTAACAATTCTGTTTCTGCTTCAGCAATAACTTCTTCAGCACGAGCAATAACAGCAGCTTCAAAAATTGTAGTTGCTTTAGTTACAAATTCTTCAGAAAGATTTTCACCAGACATCAAAGCATCAATATCTTCTTTCATCTTTTCTTTCATTTTTGTTTTCATAGCTTCTTTCTTTTCGTGAGCAGCACTTTCTGCTTTCTCTTTTTCTTCTTCAGAAATTGTTTCTTCACCAGATTCGGTTTCTTCGTATTGTTGAACACCAACAGAACCTTTATTCAACGGCATTTGGTTTTTACCAGTTTTGCCTTCAGGTTGTTCTACTGAACCTGTTTGACCTGGTTGACCAGACAACTTCTTCATTGGCTCTGAACCGACTGGAGGAGTAGCACCAGGAGCAGTTGCTGTAGGTGTACCTTTAGTTGCATCTGGAGCAGAATCAGTAGTCTTGGTAACTTGAGTACCAATGTCACCGGCGTCTTTAGTACCGTAAGCAACATCGCCTGTTAATTTTTGTGGTTTATCTTGACCACTTCTTTTACCATTAACAGTACTGTTAAGGATGTCTTTAGCGGCTTCTGACAGATTAAATTTTGACATTTTTTAAATCTCCTTGATTTATATTGGATATTTATATTTAAAGATTTTTGAGGAAATTGGACCAGATGTTTAGACTAACTTTTTCAATATCTGCTCTAGATGCTTCAACGATTTGACGCTTCGCTTCGCTATATTGTTGTTCTGTCCAAATACCATTGACCATTACCCATTCTTTACCTTCCATAATGCCTTGTACAAAAGCATTTGGGGCAGATGGATCTGCTACTATATCTGCCGCTGTGGCTAGATGGAAATCGTCTTGCACAACATTAATGCCGTTAACATTTTTAAGAGAACCCATACCTCTTGATGATACACCAATTTGTGCACCACCTTCAATTAGGCTCTTAACAATGTTTCCCATAGGGGTGTCAAGGATTTTTGCTTTGCCTATCCAATCATTACCTTCTTGACGGAGAGCCACAACCAAATGT